GTGATAAGCCGTAACAGCCGCAGTCGCCCATTCTTGGGGGCTTCCCCTCCGGCTATCATCTGCCAGAGTGAAAAAGTCTTGTTTTCCTTTGTCCCAGATAGTCCCCACAGTCAGGATTCCTGCCTCGTCTCCATCGGTCGAGTTCGTAGGGTCAACCCCCACAACGATTCTTGCCAAATCAGGATATTTGCTGACCCTACTCTCGTCTATATCCTCTCGCCTCCATAACGCCCCGGGGTTATCAGTCAGGATTTTCGCTTCAAGTTCCTGCAATCCCAGCCTTGTCCCCTCGTACTTCGTAATCACATAATCAAAAAAGCCCTCGGCAAGGTTCGCCTTATTCTCATAAGTCGTTCCCACAGTCACCACGTTTCGCTTATCATCGACCAAGTCAAGAATCAGTTTCGTGGGTTTCGGGGTAGTAGTAACCACCGCTTGAGGCTTATCCCCTAACCGCAAACCCATCATAGCCTGTGCCCACGCCTCTTGATACCTCCAACTCGCAACCTCGTCCGCCCAAATCTTATAGTGCTGTTTACCTCTCAATCGTTCCGGTTCGTCTGCCGTGAAAATTAGGCTTTCTGCGCCGTTCTGCCAAATCAACTTACGGGTAGCCCGTTTATATTCAGGGCGTTCGTTATTTGGGCATATTGACAGGATTCCGCTTTCGCCCTCTATCATAATATCCCGGGCATCGTCAGCCGTAGCCCCGATAAGATTCACATAGCGATTAGTCCGAATCCACTCCCTCACAGTTTCAGCACCCGTTCTGGTTTTTCCAAATCCACGACCAGCCAGAATTACCCAAACGAAAAAGTCCCCGTCAGGGATTCTTTGCTTGTCTCTCGCCCAAAAGTTCCAATCATATTCCAGCGCCTCCAATTCCCTGTCAGATAAGGCTTGCAGGAATCTATCCCTAATCTCCGAGGTCAGCGAGGCGAGATAACTTGCCCTGTATCGACTTTCTAACATCATCAACTTCTATTGCGCCTCCGTCCGCACCCGTGACTTCCGACCTCTCAACGTATCCTCTTGTTTTCCCTTGCGTTTTCAAAAAGAAAATCATACAAGCCGTATCTCCATCTAACGCTTTCGAATAGAGGGTCGATTCCACATTGTCGACCATTTTCTCCCTCGCCTCATTCAGGGCTTCCCCTAACGCAGGGTATCTATCGATAAGTTTGTAAAGCGTACTCCGGCTTACCGCCAGTTTCCGAGAAATCGCCGAGAGGTTTCCGTGATATTCGTCTATCAGGGGCATAACCCTTTTGATAGTCAACTTTCCACCTCCATAGGCGACCCCCTTTTTCTTATTGTCCAATTTGCCTCCAATCTTCGCTTAATATTTTAGGAACGGCGTTATTCCACGCAATCCGATGATGAATCCTCTTATGCTTATCGCCCATCTCGCCAATTTTAGCGCAGGAAGGGGCGAACATAACCGTATAGAACGACTTCAAATAAGTGCCAGAATCCAAGTAAACATCACTCATTCCGCCATCGTTTGACTGGGTCGTTTTCTGCGCCAGCGATACATTAGGAACGGTCAGGAATAGGCGACCCCTCCGCCCCTCCAAAACATAGGTATTAACGTCCTCGTTAATCCTGCCAATAAATTTGAACTCCCGTTCCACATCACAAAAAAACGAGTTCATACACTTTCGGTGCAAACTCAATTCCTTACCGAATCCAGATTCCGACCCCCCTATAAAATCCCCATTCTGCGCCATCGCAATAGTCAGGGCTGGTATGGTCACGTAGTAATCCAGCATAGCCTCGAATAAGTCGTCCAACCGCCAGCATTTTCGTTCATAGTACGTCAAATCACTTCGGAACTTATAAGCAAAGTGCGTATAATCGTCGTCCAGTTCCAAGAAGTATCGAAGCCCCAGCCCCCGGGCAATATCAAAGCAAGCATTTCGGGCGTAAACAACCGTCCTCCGTTCCTCAAAGTTATCGCCAGTATCAAAAGTTTTCGAAATAGCCAACTTATCGAACACGATAACCTCGTCCCCATATCGTTCCCGGTACTTGTCTATCGTCTTATCCTCATTATCGACCAGCAGGTAAATCTTGCCCGTATAGTTCTGCTTCCGTAAAGTCTGGTAGGTTACAACCCGGTCGGGTCTGCCGTGAGTCAGGATAAATACAGCGAAATCATCTCTCATTCGTATCGCCCTCATAATCCATATCGACCAGTTCCTGAATCCTTTTAGTCAGGACGACGTAGCCCAACTCAATCGCCCGGTCGAAGTCAATAATCACGAGGGCACTATCCTCGAACAGCCTCTGAACCTCCGGCGAACTCATAGCATAATAGTCCGCTATCTTGTCAAAAGAAAAAACGGTATGCCTCGTCGCCGCCTCAATAAGGAACTCCCTCTCGCCATCGGTCAAGAACTCGCAAGCCTCAATTTCGGCGATAAATTTCCTCGTTTTCGAGGTATCATAAAGTTCATTGAGTTCTGGTTTTCTACCAGTTGGGTCGTAAGTGGGTGGGATAATCTTTCGGGTATAAACATCATCATCGGTCAGTTTTTCCCTCTTTGCCAGCCCTTCCAACATCTCCCTGACCAATTCATTATCAGAGGCGATACCCTTCATCAACTCGTCGAGTTTTTCCTTATCCGCAGTCGCCATCGCCCCGATAGGGTCAATAGTTGTCAGGATTAACTCCTCTTCGGCTTCGTCTAAATCAACGTATACCACCGGGATAGTTTCCGCCCCTTCCCTCATAGCCAACTGACAACGCAAATGTCCATCAACAAGGTTTCCAGTCCGCTTGTTTACAATAACCTGCTGGACCCAGCCAACTTCCTCGAGAACGCCCTTCAATGCGTCCTGCTGGGCTTTCGGGTGAACCCTCCAATTTCGAGGGTTAAACATTATCTGGTCGAGAGATTCCTCGCCACTTCCAACAATTCGATTCCTTATTTCGATTCCCAAATTATCCTCGTTTTCCTAATCAGAGTTGACAAAGTCCATAAGCATTCACGACCGCCATTGACATCAATAATCCATAACCTCATAATTCTTGTATCAAAAGCCCCAAAAGCCTCTTTTCGGACATCATTTTCTAACCGGCTTCCCAGTCACTTCAACACGCCAAAGGTTTATTTGCCCTTGTGAAAAGTTTAGGGTAACAGTTCCGAACCCAGTTTTTCCCACAGCCTCAAAAGCCTCTAATAATGCCAATAGAGAGGGGTGGTCAAGACCCCTCTCCAATAACTTGTCCGTACAGTCCTGCCTCGTCAGCATTTATCCAATTCCCTAAAACGGAATATCGTCTCCATCATCATCAAAGGAATCAGCGCCTTCCGTCTTTTTGTCGCCCAAAAACTTAACTACGTTGGCAGTAACATCAAGGCTTGCCCCGGGCGTTCCGTCCTTTCTAACAAACGCCCTTGGATTCCCATCGGTATCAGGTCTAATTCGACCCTCAACGAAAACCATCATTCCCTTCGTCACATATTTATTGCAAACTTCCGCAAGCCCGTTCCAAGTCGACACCCGAACCCACAGGGTAGACTCTTTATCGCCAAACTTTTCATTAACCGCCACCGTAAAACTGGTGACAGGTTTTTCACCGCTGGGCGTATATCTCATTTCGGGGAGGTTCGTAACCCGACCAATAACTTCAAATCTTTGATACATTTTCAATTTCTCCTATTTTCTAAAATGCTTTTGACTAATTCGATTCCCTCTTTGCTTTTGACCATATTCGTATCAAACTGCAATACGAAAAAACCATTCTTTACGGCGAGGTTCAATTTCTCATAATCCCGTACAATTCCCGAACCTCTCCCGTGTGCGCCCCTACTCCATACGCCCCCCTGAATCTCTATCAGAAGGGATTCTTTCGGAAAAGCGAAATCAAACCGGAATTGCCTTTTGGGAACTGCCCGATACTGTGTCAAGTAAGGGATAAGCCCGTACTCATTCAATTGCTTTTCGAATTCCTTTTCCAGTCGACTCAAAGCCCTTCACCTTTCAAGCCCGGGCGGTCATTCCAACGCTTAATTGCAATCTCCGCACTTACACTCACAGCCGGGGTTTTAGCACCGCACCAGTGGCAAATAACGCCGTAGAGGGTCTTTTTCGGGGTATATTCCAGATGAACCCCAACACTCTTGCTATCACAAAACGGGCAGGGGGAGAACTTACTTTCACTCATTCCTGCACCTCGTCCAGTAGTAAGGGCAAGGTTGATAGCGGACAATTCACGCAACGTTTGGTAAGGAAGTCATTAATGCTTATATAGTATTTTTCGTTTGGCTTGAACATACAAATAAGCCCATAAACGTCTGTATCCACATCACAGTACCAATCTGATACAAATGGACAAGTGCTTGCGTTTTTAGGTAGATAATCAACAACAACTTTGACGATTTTCATTCCTGCACCTCCGGGTCGAATAAGTCATCAAACGATATTTCGCAGGTATAAAATCCGGAGTCAGTACAACGGCAATATCTGACTACACAGTCGGCAGAATCAAGAACTTTGATATAAGACTGGTCGAGGGCAACATCGCCAAAGTTTCCAAGTTTCAAGCCCAAGTTCTTGAATGCCTTTTTTAACATTCTGAATTGTGCCGTCTCACAGTCACTCAACTGACTTTGCAGGTATCTTTCTTTCGCCAATAACTCTCGGAACTTTTCAGACTTGCTTGTCATTTCTCACTATCCTTGCCGTACACAATTGTATCCGGTTGTGTATCGTTAGGATATTTATTATCCTGCCGCTTTATCCTGCTATGAACGGTAAATCGTTCACTTTCCGCCTTGCCAGACGGGCACAGGTCAGGAATCCCCTCGTTCCAGACCTCGACCGCAATCCACTCATATTGATTCGGGCAACCCGGGGTTTGACAAATTGCGAATTTTCCAGTTTCACAAACGTCAGGAATCCTTTTGCAGTACAAACAGGGCTTCAACTCACTCATTCCTGCACCTCTGGCAACTTTCCAATTGGATACCAGCGTCTAATATCGCCATTGTCGGGCGTCCAATTGCCCTCATAGTTCCAATACCAACCTGATTTAGGGTCATATTGCACTGGTTCAATATTGTCGTCACAATCTCGCAACCAAACCCACTCACCTTCGGGTGGAAAATCCTTTTCTGGGTCATAACCGTCCCGATATGGTTTCAACTCGTCTACCAACGCCTCCAACTCGGCAATGCGCTTGCGGAGTTCGTCCTCGATTGGACGGGTTTGCCAGATTTCGATTGGTGTCCAGTAGTCCGCCATTAGGCAATCATCATTCTTACAGCAACAAATAGTAACTTCATAATCCACGGGAGTGCCGTCCAGATTAATCGGGATTCTTGCTTCACTCCCACAAAACGCACAGGGCTTCAACTCACTCATTCTCCGCCCCCGTCCACTTTTCTAAATTTCTAATGTGAATTATTGTGTAAGCGAACACGCCAATCAGCAAGCCATATTGTTTCAGCGCCAAGGCGTAAACAATCCAAAGCACCTGATTAAACAGCCCAACCCTAATACCCCATATGTTTTTATTGCCCATAAGCCAAAGTGACAACAATGACATAGCCGACAACACGAAACTAAAAGTGTTCGCACTCATTCTCCGCCCCCGTCCAGTACGTCCATTGCCTGCTTGATTTGCAAAAAGTGGTCTGGCATATCCCCTATGTCCGACCATAGCCATTCGAATTTTCCAGTTTCACCCTTCAAAATACCTTTCGCTTTTATGATTCTACGTTTCAATTCGGCAAGGGATTTTCTGGTGCTTTTCAGAGTTTCCCAGTAGTAATCAGCGGCACTTCGTAAAAGACGATACTGGCTTCCGTCTTTTAGCCTCTCGACCTCCGATTCCAAAGCCTTTTTATCCTCAATAACACAATCGAGATGTTTTTCGACTTCACTTTTTTCTGCCATCAAAGCCAGTTTCTCGGCTTCCAAGCGTTCGACCTTGCCAATCATAAGGGAATAACCCTCCGACTCGTTCTCGTAGTCGTTCAGAATGTCAACAAGTGTCCGGGGGATAATCGTAAGCCCATCGTACTTGAATTGCAGTTCCCCTCGGCTGTCGTTAGTCTTTCTTTCTGCTGTCCACTTTTTCATTGCTGTTCCTTTCGTTGTTTTATGTTTTTTATTAAAGATTCCAGTCCGGCAATCCTTTCGTCTGCCTCATTCAAAGCGTCTACCACGACATCGCCCTTTTCGTATAAGCCAAGTTCCATTCCGTCTCGGTAAAAACGCCAGATTCCATCATCAAATTCAGCACGCCACCTGCCCATTAAGACACCTTCCCTATTCCATCAAGGTTGGCGTGTTCAACCCAGCCGACAATAGTTAGAACCTCGAAAACCCTGCCACAATAAGGGCACGGCAAAGTTCTGACAATCCAATCCCTTTTTCGTAAGTCAATAGTTGACCCACAATTTGGGCATATCGTTGCCTTAACCGCAATCCTGTTTCTTTTTTTCTTTTTGTCCATTTCTGTCTCCATTCACAATTATATCAAATTATTTATACTTGTAAACACTACCAGCGTTCTTTACAACGGAAAATTTCCGCCTTTTCTGGCATTTCTACATCAAACGTGGGTATTTACTCTCAAACTTTGAGAAGCAAGCGATAACACCCGATTTTTGGAATCCCTAATCCTGTCAATGATATAAGGTTCAAAGATTTTCTCCGGGGCGAAATTGCTAACCAGAATCGTAACGTTCCTTTCCTCGACCGAACCCATATAACGGGAATCCAGAATCTCGTTCAAACTTTCCCTGCCAAAGTCACTGAACCTGTCCCTGCCAAGTTCGTCAATAACCAGCCATCGGGAAAATTTGATTTTATCAAGCCTGCGTTTGTACTCCGCCTGCCCGTGTTCAGAATCATAAGAGGCACGAAGCCAGTTAATCAGGTCACTTTGCCTCCGGTAGTAAACACCAGATTCGAACTTTCTAACAGCCCGGGCGGTCCAAGCCTTTGCAGTCACTGTTTTTCCGATTCCATAATCCCCCTGCAAGTAAGCCAGCCCAAACCCCTTCGTAAGCAGTTCACTCAACGCCGTCTCCATCACCTTCATCGTTTTGGTCTGTTTTAGCCTTTCAGGAACTCCAATATCACTCTCCCGAACCCCTGTATCTCGATACTTTCTCGGGTCATTCGGGCATAATGCGTACCCAGCCTCTCCGCAGTCAACTAATCCAACTCCGAAGCATAGTTTGCAAGTTTCATCACAAGGTTTAAATTCATTGTCGTTGTTCATCTCGTTTTTATCCTCATTCCGTAAAGAAAATAGTATTTGAAGTATCAGGAATATAAGTCATATCAGGGTTCGGCGAATATTCTACTCCGTCATCAATAACGTAAATTGTCCCAGAAGTATCAGGAATATAACCTCCCATATCGATAACGCCTTTGCCTTTACCAGTCTTTTTCCTGCCCCTGTTGTTTATAACCCAGTTCACAGGGCTTGCAATATTTGTAACGGCGTAACCCTTTTCCTGCATTTCCAGAATAGCACTTTTGTATTCGTCAAACCCCACATTCTCGCTAACCAGCCTTTTCGCTTTTTCCAGAATATCAGAACTTGCACCTGTCGGGTCAACCCCCGTAAGGGATTCAAATATTTTCCCAAATTCAACTAATTTTTGAAAATCGTTTCCCTCTTTAACTAACTCTAATTTATTAGAGGTAGTTAATATATTTATATTGTTATCTGTATAAGCCATAGACTTGCCATTCGATTTGCTATGCGATTTGCCATCGTTTTTCACCTTTTCAGGGGAGGTTGCAGGGTTACTATTCCATCTCGCTTTTGCCCCTCTTTTTCCCGCAATCCCTCTACGGGAACGCAGTTCCTCGACCTCTTTTTTCGACATATTATAGTCGAGATAATCCTTAATCAAATACCCGATTGGTTCACCCTTTGACTTGCCGTGTGACCAATCGGTCACATTCAATTGACTTTCAATTGACTCTTGATTGGCTTCATTTTTCGGGTCATCATAAACTTCACTCCAAAGCCCCGATTTAACCAACTTGGGGATAGACCTTTGCCGAAAAGTCTGCATAGCGTCCATATATAAATACGGGATATCGTCCATCGGAATAAAGCCATCTGTCAGGTTTTCATTAGCATAATTCAACCCGACAATGTACAAGTAAGCCGCCTCGAGTCCTGCCTCCCTCACCTTTCGGTTTTTGAAAAACCCCTTTTCCAGTTTGATAAACAGGGTCATTTGTTTTTTAGCCACTTTCACCAGCCCTTTCGCCATCAACCCATTCGAGAAACATTTGCGTCAGTCGCAGAACCGTCAACCCCCCCGGGGGCGTTCTCCATATCCCCCTCGACCGATATTCCGTAACCTCTAATTCGTGCAGATAAATATCGTGCCCGGCAGGGGTATCGTGTGAACAGATAACCAGTAACACTGGCTTGACCTTTTCTAAATCATCTGCCAATCTGACCAACGCCAGTTTTTGACCGCCGGGCATTTCCGCCTTCCCGAATTTGACCTCATAGAACAGGTACGCCTTGTCCTTGTACTCAATAAACCCGTCAATATCCATCGGGCGGATTGTTCCAAAGTTCATACCGGAATAGTTGACGAACTGGGTCATATATTCCTTGTTTCTAATATGGTCGTGGTTCATAAGCCTATTTTATCCTCCGGATTGAACCCGAAGGTTTACCCTCTTTTCTCGCCATCTTGACTTCGGGCACAGTTTTAGACAACTTGTCCAGAACTTCCGTGTTCCAAGTAACCCGGGGCTTGGAATAAACAGCCATAAAGACATCGTTTCTGACCGTATCTCCAAACTCCGCCACCGCAGTCTTTATCGTGCTTTCGTACATTGCCATTTTCTCGTTCAGACCCGATAAAACAAGGGCAAATTCCTCGTCCACTTCCGCCAAAGCCTGTTTCACCTCCGGGGGTATTATGGAATCGATAATCTCCCGTTTTTTACGTTCCACCGAATCGACCTCCATAACCACCGAGGTATATCCATCTAACAAAGTTTCAATATCTTTTTTCATTTCGTTGCCAATCCTTCCAGTCTGTAAACTCTCTCATTTGACCAGTCTCCGCCAGTCGCTTCTCGCCAGTTTCCTTGATATGGAGTGCGCCGGGCTATCCCCTCATAGCCCTCGCAACCCTCATACTGAAAACGTAACCGCTTTACGGGGTGTTCGTCTACAATCCCACAGTACCCAGTATCAGGATAAGGGATAATACGGACCCAACTTTTACAAGTCAAACAGTTTTTCGACATTCCTACATTCCGCCTGATTCTTTTTCTTTTAGTACCATAGAAGCCGCCTGTATCTTTGTCATCAACAAGGCTTTTCCGTCATCGCTTTTTTCAGTACCATCGTGATAACTCTTATAGAGTGCGCTTAACATTTTTTTCAGTCCGGGAATCGTCATATCGCCGTACCTGACTCCCTTTGAGGTCTGAACCTTATAAGCCCCTTCAATAGTCATCGTAGGGGCGTTTCCGTCCAGTTTTTCTCCGCTGGGCGGAACTGTGTCACTGACCGGCTTGGCATTCGCAGGGGTTCTTTCAGGTTTAGCAGGTTCATACCCTTTTGTTCCCTGTCCGTTACCGTCAGTATCTTCGTCAGAATAAATTCCCAGAATGGAGGCGAGGGCGTATCTTCGCAAGTAACTAATATTCGAACCTGCAACCTGCGCCATCGACTTCCCTTTTTCCGGTTCAATTGGGATAGTCGCAACCGAACTAATCCATTCACCGCTTCTATGAATCAGCACCGTTTCAACCCCGATTTCGCCGTCCCCTCCCAACGTGAGTTGGCTTACGCTTAACCCATTCTCGACCAGAAGGGGTTTCGATACCTCAATAACCTGCCCGAGGGTAGCATACCGATTCCCCAAAAACTTATTAGCCTTGTCAAAGGGTACGACGGGCATTTCCGCCTGAACCTTCAACAAAGCCTCCGCCAGATTTGCAATACTTTCAGATTTGTTCATTTCGTTAATTCCTTTCGTCTAATACTTGATAAGTAAGAACTTCTGTGCTATACTGCACTTGTTCATTTCGTTGAGAAAAAGTCGGGTTATTGCATTCGTGCATCTCGGCTTTTTCATTTAATCCAAGTTCGTAAAACTCGAAAATAGTTAGTTCAGGGTTTATCTTTGCCAGTTGGAAAAAGAGGTTTTGTTCCACTTGCCATTTCTCCCACATAGAGGCGTAGCGTTCATCTGCCTTAATGTAGGCAATAAAGAGGGAATCCAGTTTATCATTTATTCCTTGGGTAAAGAACAATACGCCAGAATCCTCGCATTCAGTAACATAATCCAGATAAGCCCGGTTGGCTTTTTCTCTTTCATAAGCCGCTTGCCATAAGTAATCAGGTTTGTACGGAGACATTATTTGCACTTCCTTCCGTTTTTCCTATCGTCAAATTCGACCCAGAAAACGCAAACAATTGTAACAATCGTAATTATGAGTGGGGTAAACATTAGTTAAACACCTTTCCGCATATCCAGCATTCGTGTTCATCTCGGAAGTCGTGCATACAGGTTTCCTCGATTGCCAAAGCATCTGCCTCATTCAACCCTAATTCACGGTTGAACGCCTTCCAGTCTTTATCTGCTTGGTCTAAATATCTTTCTAAATCAGGGTTGTTCATTTCGTTCCTTTTCTTATATCACTATTGTCGTGGAGGTTTCTACGCTGACCGTTTCTTTTATCACCGTAACGTTTTCGTTTGTTGGCTTCGTTCTGTGGTAAAACTCGAGGGCTGGTTTTTCGGCATAAAAGACATAGTCAACGGTGCTGTATGCAGGATTCCCAATCTTTACGATGTATTTTGTTACAGTCTTGGTAGTGGTGGTGGTTTCGTTCATTTCGTTATGCCTCTTTCTTCGGATATTTGTTTTCATAGGCTTCGGTGATGATTGCCCTCATAGTTTTCGAGTTACTGTTCCCGTAATCCTCGCTTAACTTCCAAAGTTTTTGAAGGTCATCATCATCGAGGTTGAACCCTACAAAGTTTGTTTTCATTCCCATTTCTACTCAATACCTTCTTTCTGATTTTCCAATAGTTTAGCCCATTATCGCTTTCATCAAAGCAAGGGCATATTCGACAGCCGCAGTCGCACTCATTCCGCTTTTATTCTGAATATACCCCAGATTTTCTACTGCCTGTTCACTCAAACGGAATGAGAAACTTTTTTTCGTTCTATTCTGGGGGTTCTTGTTTCCAACCTTCTTTTCGTACTTCATCGTGAATGTTCCTTTCTAATCTCACTTATTCTTTTGGGATTCCAATGCAAATCCCGTTCTACGGGCAATCCAAGCCGACCTGTCACCGATTCCAGTTCCATCAAGGAAAAGTATCCGAGTTCGGCTTCAAAACCGATTACAAGCCCAAAAAACACCTTTGACCCCGGGTCGTACTCCGTTCCATACCACGTCCAATTGCTATCAGGGGAGAAGTACTTCACAAGGGCGGTTGGGTCTTTTTCCTTTTCCGTGGCATAAAGCCCCGGGAGTTTCTTTTCCAGTTCTTTGGTCATCAACTTCATCATCTCAATTCCTTTCCTTACTTCCAGCCTAATTCGATAGCAACTTCCTCGGGAAGGTATCTCGTCTGCTGACCTTCACCGAGAAAAACAACTTCCTCGCCATCAACATCGACCACAGCCACAGCACCGATTGTGTACTCAAAAGCCCACCGGGGTTGCATAGCCAGCCGAACCTCTGTTTCCTCGTCTAATCCATCTAACAAATCAAGTAATTCGCCTACGGTCATTTCGATTCCTTTCTTAACTAAACACTTCTCTTAATTCGTCCAACGCCATTTGAAGCCGTTCTGACAAATCATAGCCATACGTCCATCTGAACTGTTCCAGAATATACTTTCCAGAATCAAGAAGGTATTCGATATCGCTGTCTAAACTCTCGGAGTAGAATTCGAGGTTATCCATCATCTCGTCCACAAATCCATCGGCGTTATCGAAATACGGTTCAAAGTTTCCCCTCCCAATAACCCCGGCGATATCCCTCAATAAAGCAACTGCAAATTCGTTTTTGTTCATTTCGTTTTTTCCTTTTCTTTTAGTCTATTTCGTCTATTTCCAAGCGATAAGATTCTTATGTCTCCAATCTATCATCGCCAGTTCGTAAGTGTCTTGCCATTTCTTACTCCGGCTAAATCCACGCCCAAGGGCGAGAACAACTTCGTACCTCTCATCATCATCGAGAAAAACCTTGTCCGCAATTTGGGGGCGTTTCCCAGTTAGTTCTGTCATTGCGTCTGCAATAACTCCGCTTGCCTCTCGATAAGACACTCCGGCAACCTCCGCCCAGAACTGCCATTTATCAGAAGGGTTTGTGTTTACATAATATTCTTTTCCGTTGACCTTTACCGTTTTTTCCATCTCGTTTTTCCTTTCGTGTTCCATCAATGAGGATAGTATAAGGCAATACATTATCCCTGTCAAGGGTTTTTAGGGACTTCCAAGGAACTGCGTTTGGGAGGGTTTTTACGCCCTCCCAGTTCCAACCCTACCTCTCATTCAACTTCCCAGTAAATCTCCGAATATGTTACGTTTTTTTCCGCAACCGAAACAGTATACCCACTATGCGCCGCCATTCTCGCAAACCCGATAGCCTCGCCTTTATCAGTAAAAGAGGTCGTTATCGTGAAGGGGTTATTCGGCTTTCTAACCCTTACTAAATAATCCGTACTGTTTGAGTTCATTTCGTTTCCTTTCCATCAACTAACACCGCCTCGAATTCCGCAAGTTCATCGCCTTCGAGGTTTATATAGCCATATTCCTCGTATAACTTCTCGTTACCGAGTCTGCCTTTCAGCGTCCATATCCTAACTTCGATTTGGAGTTGGGGCTTTCCATCTCTCTCAACCTTGCGAACCTTCATTTCTGTTCCCATTTGATAACTCGGGTCGTAATTCTTTTGGTTCACTTTCATATATCCGTATCTATCCTTCATTTCGTTTCCTTTCCGGGGAGGGTCAAGCCCTCCCCATAACCTTTTTGTCTACTGGAAAATATAAGGGCGGTTTACGGTCAACCCTCTTATTACGACTTCGTGTAACAGGTCTGCCATAATAATTGTCAAGTTCCCAAGAATCTCGTCACTCGTGGCAGTCATCGCCTCCCGGTTCAAACAGTCAACCTCACCGACCAGCCTTTCGTCATCAAGCCCCTTGAAATAATCCTGATTTGCCTTCCTGTGTTTTTTTTCCATAGTGTTTTCCATCTCGCTTCCTTTCAATTCGTCCCGGATTGAATCCGAGGGTTATACCAATCATTCGCCCACAAGTTCGCCGATAAGAGGGCATATTCTTTTCTCCCGTTATACTGACTCCGGATTTCATACCCATTATTATCGAATTCCTGTAATACCCAGTCCCGAGTGTCGCTGTTGTACCAAACCTCCAAGTACCGTCCATCTGGGGCTTTTCTGCTGGGTGTCCACTTCGGAAGTCGGGCTTCATACTCGCCAAGGTTTCCGTCTATCTCACTATCAAAGGGAATGTACTCATACTTTTTTGCCATCTCGTTCAGTCCCTTTCGTTTTTGTTTACTTTCCTGACAAACTCGTCCCTCTTGGCTTTACTCTCGAACTTCCAGACCCCGTCATTCTCTTCGTTTTTAGCATAGAAGGTTCGGGCATCGTCGTTCACTTCAAACCCTAACTTATTCAGTAACTTTCTTGCCTCTTTTGCTGTGATTACTTTTACGGTCATTTCGTTTCCTTTCGTTTCTCATTGATAAGCATAGTATAAGGCAATACAATATCCTTGTCAAGGGTAAAAACAGACCAATTTCCGAACTGCTAAAAACTGCGTTTACCATTCTAAAACTTCGATAACTGCAATCGGTTCATAGCCTTTACCCTCTCTTGATTCGATTCCATCAAGGATAGACTCTGCAAACTCGTCGAGGTTGCCCTGAATCGTGTGATAGAGGCTGTCGTAATTACCGTAGAATCGGGCAACGCCATCACGAATCAGAACCTTCGGATACACTCCCTTGCTTATTTGTTTCCTCGCCTGCGCCTTTCTACGGAAAATCTTTTTCGCCTGTTCTACTCTGTTCGGTTCAATTCCAGTCAAGGTCGAGGCGCAATCAACTCCGATAAAATAACTCCGCCCGTCCTCACTCCCAACGACCTCGGCAACATTCTTAATGTAGTTCCCACAGTTCTCACAGGAACTCGCCCCGTAGTGAATTGTTTTCAGGTGGTACGTTTGTGCAAGGGATAACATTCCGCTGGTCGCTTTCATTTCGAACCCTCAATTTCGTCTAATTCGTTTTGATACTTTTCCATCATATTGATAACCATCATCGTGGTATTGACATCGACGTAATTATTCAAAGCCTTTTTACACTTCGCTATCAGGGCTTTCAGTTCGTCTTTTCTCGTGCTTGTCATTTCGTTTTTTCCTTCCCCGGGGAGGGCTTTTACTCCCTCCCCATAATCCGATTTGCCCTTACTTCCCATTAATGTCGGCGATTGCCCTGTTTACGAGGCGATTAGCCTCCACAGGACTGCAATGCCTTCTAACTTTGTTGTAATACATCATTCGAAGCATCGCCTCTGCAAGATTCTTTTGGCTGTTCACTTCCCCTAATTCCTGCCGGAGAGAATCAACCTTGACCGACCAGCCCCAGTTCATAATCTCGGGCTTGTTTTCCAAAAGGGCGATTAGTTCGTTGTTCACCGAATCAAACTCGGTCTTGACTTCCAGAAACAAGGCTTCCGCCTGCTGGATTTTATTCAACTTCTTTGTGGTCATTTCGTTCTTATTCATTTCGTGTCCTTTCTTGGTGATTGTCTTTTAAGGGTGTCAATGGCTTTTTTGTTTCCTGCTTTGACCTTTCGCCATTCTGCTTCCCATCTATTAGCCTGTGCTTTTGAGTCAAAGTGATGTATAACGCCGTTTTCAGTGATAATCGTGGTCTTGGTTGTCATTTCGTTTTTTCCTTTCGTTTCTCAATGGTGAGGATAGTATAAGGCAATACATTATCCTTGTCAAGCGCAATTGTTTACCAATTTGAAAACTGGTATCAGGGAATAAACCAAGGACTGAACCAATAACAGGGTAAAAGCCCGTAAACGAAAAAACAGCCGTAAATTCCGTTTATTCTTGAATAACCATACAATCTATCAACGGCAATGTAGAATCCTGAATTTGCCCCCGAACTTTCCGCCAATTTCGGAGGTAAAAGGCACTTTTTGGCAGTTATCGACCATAATCGACAAACTGTCTAAAAT